AGCTTCGGGCGCTGCATATGGCGCATTAGCCGGATCGGTAGCTAATGGCCTTCTGAACCGGCTAAGCCCAGACGAGTGGAGCGCAGTAGGAGTTATTGCAGTTATTGGCGTTGCGCTGCTGACGTTATTCATCAACCTCTGCTGTAAGCGGAAGCTGACAAACGCTCAGATCCGTTCACTGGAAAGGTACGGGCCTACTGTTAAGGTTGGAGACGATTAGCATGGCAATTCCACGCAGCCTGAGAAACAAACTGATTGCTGCCGCTGGAGGTGGTGCTGCACTTATCGCGACCATCTTCCTCGGTGGGCAGGATGGAGTAGAAGGGCGCCGTTACGAGGCCTATAAGGATGTAGCAGGGGTATGGACTGTCTGCGATGGACATACCGGGCGAGATATAGTTATTGGAAAGCGTTACACCGATAAAGAGTGTGACAACCTACTCCTGAAAGATTTGCAGCCAGCTAAAAAGACAGTCGACACCCTTGTTAAAACCCCGATCGGGGAATATCAGCGTGCAGCACTTTACAGCTTCGTGTTCAACGTTGGTTCTGATGCCTTTTCCAAGTCAACTCTGCTTCGCAAACTGAACAAGGGCGACCAAGCCGGCGCCTGCGAAGAGATGCGCCGCTGGGTTTATGCCGGCGGTATGAAATGGAAGGGATTACAGAACCGTCGCGAAATGGAACGCTCAATGTGCCTGGCGGAGAGCAAAAATGACCTTTAGCTGGAAGGCGGGCATTGCTCTGTTCATTGTTGGATTGATCGTGGTGCTCGCACTTCTTGTGAACCACTACCGCGACAACGCCATCACCTTCAAAGAGCAGCGAGACAAGGCAACTGAGAATCTCAGCCTTGCGAACAATACCATCGATGACATGAAGGTGCGCCAGCGTGATGTGGCCGCACTGGATGCCAAATACACCGGAGAGCTGCGGGATGCTAAAGCTACTATCGATCAGCTTGAGCGCGATGTTGCTTCTGGCAAGCGCCGGTTGCAGCTCAACGCAAGCTGTTCCCCGAACGGAGCGTCCGGCACCGGCGGCATGGGCAATGCTTCCACCCCCCGACTTGCTGACTCCGCTGAGCGGGATTATTTCACCCTCAGAGAGCGAATCGTCACAGTGACAAAGCAGGTCGGTTACCTGCAGGATTACATCAAAGAGCAGTGCTTGAAATAACTGAAGAAAATTACAGCCATGCCGATTTATACTTCTCAAATTAAAGCGAGGAGATTTGCATGGACTTTGCAGAAGCAATGACAAAAGCTGGTTTTTTCCTTCTAGGTATTGCGGTTGTATTTGTAGTTCCGAAATGGGCTTCAGCAGTTATTACCTACGCGACAAAGCACAAATATGATGAGCTGATTGAATCTATAAAAAAAACAAACCAAGCGCTTCAAGAGCAAGAGAAAATTGCTAGAGAAGTTAGGATGAAAGCGGCAATAATTTCTGAGCTTCTTGCCGAATGGGTTAGCCAACCTAAAGAGATGAAAAGGCTAAGGGAGTTAACGTTTGAGGCATTTCTTTGGTTGCCAGAGGATTTGGCGATTGAGTTATCAAAGCTTCTAAACCATGAGCCTGAATCCATTGGGCTAAGGGCATTTTTGATCAGAGTTAGAGTGTATTTAGGTGTGGACGACGGATTGGAGGACTATCGAATTATTACATTCAGATTGTCTGACAAAGAAATGGAATGATTAGCCGCCTTCGGGCGGTTTTTTATTGGCATCACCATGGGAAGGCCCATCGTAATGGCAATATCCCCTACAGCGGATAATCAACTAAATATCCCCACTAGCGGATAAAGAGGCTCTCAATGTCCGACATCTACCAAATCACCCTGACCACCCAAACAGGCGAAACCTTCAGAGGCAAGATGACTCGTAGCCAGCCTGAACTGGTAAACGGCTTTGTACCTCTGGCGACCGAGACTGGCCAGTGGCTGTACTTTGCACCTGCAGATGTGAAGCGAGTGGAGTTTACGCCAGTACCGGCAGAGCAGGCCGAACAGCCAGAAGAACAAACAACGGAGTAACGAATGACCAAACCAGATTGGGAGTCCTTGAGGCGGCTTACCGCGCTTTAATCCACCCATGAGCTGGATTATGATTTTTGAGTAAGGTGCGCGAGATGGCCGAGCGAAAGCTTTGACGGGACTAAGCGTGACATGAGCTACATCGAGCAGTGGTGCACGTGGCCGATACTGCAAGAGCGTGGGTTCGAATCCCACCCTGACAACTAACCTCCTTCGGGAGGTTTTTTAATGAAGCCAGCATGGACGATACCTACCGCATCACAGTAACCACCAAATCCGGTGAAACGCATGAAGGCCTGATGAACCGATCACAGCCGGAAGTGGTTAACGGCTTCATTGGCATTGCCCGCGAAGATGGTGGATGGGTATACCTGGCTCATGATGACGCGCTCAAGATGGAGTACGTGCTGAAGCAAAAAGAGTAAGATGGCCTTCACCTAAAGTAGGAGGGCTCCGAAGAAGCTTAAGCCCAGATTCGAAGATTACACGGAAGCCGAGTTTACAGAGTTGGTAGCTGAAATTTTCAGTGCCGAAGGCGGTGAAAAGTATCGGGACGAACTGATAGAGGTCTTCATCACTGTCAGTGAACATCCAGAAGGCGCAGACCTGATTTTCTATAATGATGACGACGACCTGACCTCAGAAAAGGTCGTTGCGACAGTTAGAGAATGGCGTAAAGGCCAGGGGTTATCTGATTTCAAGGCATAGACATCATCGGGCGCGTTTGCGAGTGCGCCCGATGATGGATTCTAAGGTTTATCACCTGCAATCCATGATATGACAGCATCAAATTTTTTATAGCCCTCCAGTGTTGCTTTTTCTCTTCCATAGAGGGCGAGCTTAGTTCGGTTTCTTGCTGCCGCAGACAGGCAATTCCAAACTGGAGAATCGTTCTTATTTAAGTCCTGAAAGGCCGTAAATAGTTGTTCATTACAAAGGCTATCCTTAGCAATAATAATTTGATGATAATCCTTAGCTAACCGTGACGCCTCACTTGAAGACTTACTAAATTCTCCAACATAAGAAAGCGCTGATAGAGCAGCTACCACTAAACCGAAGAACACATTTCCGCCAAAGTCAGCAAAAACGGCAGAGCCTGTGATAAGCAGAAGGAAGTTTATTCCTTTATCAATTCGTCGAGTGAGAGTGGCATGCATCTTCTCCTTATAGTGAGAGAGGTATAGCGAGTATTCCAGCTCCCAACGTTCCATTAGCCCTCCTTAGCGTGAGCCTGGACGAACGGGTTTTTCTCCATCCGTGTGTCTCTTTTCCCCGCCCTTGTCGCCATCACGACGATGATCCGGGGTGGGTATGCGCTTAGGGTCAGTGGGATTGGGTCTTTTATCTTTTGAATTACCATTGCTCATTTAAGCGTTTCCTATTAACCGATGTGGTATTGATTAAGAATCATTAATATAAGAGATAAACTATGGCAACACCAGATTGGGAGGCCATCGAGACGGCGTACCTGGCTGGCTACAATCGCACCCCGTCAACAGTAACACTGGCATCAGATGAACTATTTGGGATGTAGATTTTCACCTTCTTTCCAGATTCAGTAATGACTTCAATAGAGACAGACGTTGCTGGCGCCCCAGTGTCGTCGCCAATAAAAGCAGTGACAATATCCTTTGAACTCTTATCTTCGATGATTGGCATAAGGTCACCGTTAACCAATCCAGCGTAAATTTTTACGTTGCCCATTAGCATCTCCCTAGGAATTCACATGGCACTCACCGACAAACAAGAGATGTTCTGTCGCGAGTACCTCATCGATTTAAACGCTACTCAAGCGGCTATTCGGGCGGGGTACAGCGAAAAGACAGCTAACCGCACCGCGTCCGAAAACCTGTCAAAACCTGACATCCAGTCCAGAATTGCCGAACTTAAAGCGCAACGCAATGATCTGGTTGGCATAAATGCGACATACGTCCTGAATCGTCTCGTTGAGATAGACCAGATGGACGTGCTCGAAATACTGAACTCGACCGGAGAGCTAAAGCCAGTTTCTCAGTGGCCGAAGGTCTGGAGAACAACACTATCCGGGCTGGATGTCGTTGAGATGTCAGCCGAGGGAAATACTGCTGCGCTGCTCAAGAAGATTAAATGGCCTGACAAGGTGAAGAACCTCGAACTTATTGGTAAGCACATTGACGTTCAGGCATTCCGTGAGCAGGTGAAAGCTGAACACGTTGTAGATTCAATATATGACCTGATGGATTCATTGTCTCAGGGGGCGTAATGAAACCTGAGCATCTCAAGCGGCTGTCCGACAAAGACTGGCGGCTGAACAATCTCTACTGGATCACCGACAAAGAGGGAAAGCCGACGCGGTTCAGGATGACGCCTGAGCAGCGGGAATACTTCGAGGGGATCCACACCCGCAACATCATCCTTAAAGCTCGTCAGCTCGGCTTCACAACTGAGGTGTGCATCATCCAGCTCGACGCGGCTCTGTTCGAGTCTGCGAAGTGTGCGCTGATTGCTCACACGTTGAATGACGCAAAGCGCCTGTTC